ATAATTTGCTGTACTAACTAAATCACCATAAGAATCCAACACCACCATATTATGGCCTCTATCGCCAATATTCAATAGTTCAATGTCGTTTACAACTACTCTGCTATTCTGATATTCAGGTACATCCCATGTTGATGCATACACATAAATCTTATTACCACTCACATACTGTGTGGTTGTTAATGCCGCGGTTGTTCCAAATGCTTCGTAGAATGTAAATGCGGATACTGTTTCAATCCAAGGACGACCAGTAACAAGCCCGCCAACATTGGGATTGTCCACGATAGAGTTGCCCGCAAATTGTGTGGGCAATGATGTAAGGTCATAAGTGGCTCTTGGTTTGCTTGATGCAGTTCTGTCCAATGTGGCCAAATCTAATTTGGCTTTTTGTCTAATTTCTCTAGAAGCCAATCTGCCAATCTTGTTGTGTGTTCTTAGTGCTGTGCCAGTGATGATGCTCAAACTGGCAAGTGTGGCGGACTCGCTTAAAATTGTTTCTGCCTTGGATATGTCGTACCAAGTGGAATTAAAACTACGAGCGGCGTTGATGGCTGTTTTTAACTGTGCCACGGTCTGACCATTGTCGATGGTGTAGCTGTCATAAACGGCTGTGTTTAACAAGCTCTGTACTGTAATGGTGATATTGGCCATATTTGTCCCTGTATAGGATATTTAGCCAAAAGATGACCCGCCGGGGCGGGTTTGTTTATAGGGGGTTTACATTAAGCAAGCCGGTCTGCTGTATTTTAGCATCTAGCTCTTCTACGGACGGATTCCGGTCAGGAGGATCTTTTACAAAGTTTGTCTGCAAAACAATACGGAACTCATCACTGTTGTTGGAAAATGCATGATAAATGTCGGTGTTGATCAAGTAAACTGTACCGGGTAACATTAGGCCTGTTAGTTCTTCTGTACACGGCAATTCGGGGAAGTTGGGCAAATTACTAATATTTCTAGAATATTGTTTGCCTGGATTAGTTACAGGCATATAAACGTGTAGTTTGCCACCAAAACTTTCTATCAGTTCGTCGCTATACCACCTGGTCCAATCGTTTTTGGTGCCTTGTATAATAATATTAAATGCAGATTTTTTGGCGGCGCCATCTTTATGAATTTCAAATCCCGAATGAGGAGGAGCAACAAATACTTGATGACTTATAACACGGATATCAGTGTCCTGAAACATTTCCGGGAATATATTTTCCCGTAGACGCTTAACCAACACAGGATCTTGAAACTGTATTACTCGTACATTAGACCATACCTTTGGGATTCGTTTATGTTCATGTTCTTCCCAAAGCCTTAATGATTCTGTTTTTATATCATCAAGCAAGCCCAACATATTAGCGGATACTCTTCCTAAAATTTTATAATGCATAAATTATTTATAGCACTATCTATACTTCTTCAAAAATTATTGTACTGTTGCTTTTGAGTAATCTTCTCCAGCAACTCGAAGCATGGCAGTATGAGTTACCAATCTAGCAAATTCATCAATTTCTTCAGCAGATGCATATATTTCTGGAAGTGTGCCGTGACATACTGCCCACAGGCGTTCAATGTCGGCTTCTGTTAACCAAGTATCAAATTCCATCATTCTTCCACTCCGATCCTAATTAGAAAACCACGAGAGTTTCTTAACTTATCTAATTCAGAGAGTTCGTTGTCTGAACCCACTGTGGTCCAATTGGCGTATAATGCAACGATTGCAATAACTATGAAACCAATTGTTTCTTTCATTCTGCAACTCCAAACTGTTTTATCAATCGTGAGATATCGGTAATATCGTTTTTTGTAATATTAAACCATTCTCCTCTTACCCATTTTTTTTCAAAATGCTTGTGTAATTTTTTTTCAATAATATCTACTCGGTTCAGCAAGTCTGATTTCCAAACTAATTTAAGATCCAACCAATGCGCTGTCTGTAAAGATCTTTTTCTTTTATCTGTGTTTGATCCCGAAGTTATTCCAATCTTATAAGGTGTTCCTGGGATATCTGGACCTATAACATAAATGGTTCCAGTAACAGCACCTGCCATGACCAATGTAGTTTTTTGACTACGAACTAGTCCTTTGGCCTTTATTGCGCTACGCCATTGTGTGGCATATTGTTTGGCACAGGATTTACATTGGGGAATAGCAAGTTGATTCAAATTTTTAGCAACCTTCTTGAGACTGCTAGGAAAAAAATACTCTTCTGTTGCTTCCAGTAACAGTTTACATTTTGAGCAGGTGTAATGTAATTTCATTCTAATTCCTATCCACTGGTAAACAAACATATTGTCGAGCAGTGGTATTGGGTTGTTTAGCAGATACACAATCCTGTTTGGTTCGATAATGCTCGACCACTTGATAATCCTTGATAGGACCATTATTGGATCCCGGAGACAACAATACAACAACCAATACCCAATTGAGCATCACAGACCTTTGATAAAGTCTATAACTGCACGGGCTTGAGTTAAATCCATGTCGGTGTCGTCTGCTGTTTTATCTGCCGGACGGAATACATAGTGTGTATTCTTAATGGCATACAGACTGGTGTTGTTGGTGGGTACAACATTGAATCGGTCATAGCTCATTTGGCGTTTCTTGTTCATACTTGCTCCTTAGGTGATTAAAATATGTTTCTTGTTGGCACGATCACTAAACAATTTTGTACCACGCTCGCGAATCATGTCTGCGGCCTCTTGCGGTGTGGATTCAAACAAGTCACGCAAATCTTCGGCTGTGACTGTACGGTCTGAAGTTACACTATAAATTTCATAGTGTCGCTGTGGATTTGCTCGAGCCCGCACAATCATCATATTAACCATTTGATTAACTTTTGCCAAGTGTTCGTTGCGTAGTACCGAGTCTGGATTGCGAATTATGTCAAACAGTTTGTCCTGTTCGAATGTTTCCGACTGATCGCGGTCTTTGGTAATATCAACCACAGTTTCAAGTCCTGTGTTGTCCCAACTTACAATGAAAAGATTTTGTTTCTTCATAGTGTTATTGTATAATAGATGTCATTGTTAGTCAATGGCCCTACGGAACACAATTTCCTGACGAGCAAAGGCTTCTTGTTCCCAAGGTTGATCCAGATAGGGTGTACTTCTTGAGTAAAACTTACCACGCCATTTTTTGCCCCGTGGTGTTACTTTTAGTATACCCTTGGCCATTTGACGCACATGAACTAATTCATGTGCAAGTGTTACACCCAAGTTCAAAAGGTTGCGGTTGGGTTTTAGTACAACTAAAAATGTATCTATTCCCGCCAATGGCATAGTGGTGCCGTGGTCTTTTAGATCTCTGTCCATTTTGACCATTAACAATTTACGACTATTGTCCAAGCCAAGTTGAGTCAGCATACTAGGCAGTACCGCTTCAATGAATCGTTTAGTTTTAGTACCACCTTCAACATAAAATTCCATCGTATGTTCCTTAGTGGCTGTTCAGAGCAGGATTAAATTCGGCAATCAATTCACGCTCACGAGCATGAGCAGGCTTGCGTCCACGCACAAATTCTACAATGCCGTAAGTGTGTGCCAATGTGCCGTGTTCGCGAATACTACGGCACAAAGCCCAATCTTTGTTTTCTGTTACTGCACGGCGTACATGTTTTTGGACACGCACTTTCAGTGCTCGGCGAACTTGCTGACCACAAACTGTAATACCAATGTATTGCTCATCTGTTGCTATATTGGTGATACAGTAAACGACATGCTTGGTATCTTGGCGTCTTTTTCGGGGTTGCTTTTTAAGTTCCATACAAGTATTATAGCAATGATTCCTTTTTTGGGCAAATTCGAGCCATAAAAAAAGTACTACTTTTATAGTACTTTTTGAGCCCTAAAAGTAGTACTTTTATGTACTATTTTAGTACTACTTTTAGTGCAGAGTTGCGTCATTGTCAATGTCGTCTATGTCCCTGACCCCAAATATTTTCAATATTCTTTGTACACTTTTAGGTGCAGTAAAGGATCCAGTTTCGGGCAACAATACACTTTTTAATTTGCCATCGGGGCTAATAATAAAAGCATAGTCCTCGTCTGCCCAATCTACTTCATTAAGAAATTCGTCAATTTCTTCTTCCGACTCTCGCGTGACCTTGGACATGTCTGTCCTCCTTGTTATTATTATTTACTTAAAAAGTATCATTGCCATTATGGTTGCTTGAGCAATAAACCCAATTCCAATTGTGACAATATTCAGGGTATCTTTGAGAATCACTGCACGGCCAAACAGCAGTACAAGTCCAGCCCACATGAACAGTACAATGTCCAGTCCCGGAGTGCGATCACTGAGCCCGGTCAACAGAGCCAACAAACTGGGAACTGTGGCACAATGTATCACTATCGCGGCCAACCAACCCAGGGTGTCTGCTGAGATTTTACCAAAATGATCTTCAAAAAACTTAATGATATTGAATTTAACTTTGGCCACAGTGAATAGATTCATGTCAGGAAATTTCATTGCTTAGTCCTTGTAAAAAATATGGCGGCCAATTTGGCTAATTTTCTTCTTGCCCCAGTTGGGACTGACATAATCGCCATGGAAGTAAAGTGCATCACGCATTGTACTAAGTCTAAAGTTTTCTAGCAACACTTTCTTTGCCACTTCTTCACTTTCTCGATAAAGTGCAGGATATATGGGTCGGATTTTGTGTGTGGCTTCGCAGACCCAGCTGAATTGGCAAACTATTTTGCCAAGGTAATTGTTCTGTTGATATACCACTCCGCAAACGCCTTCGCCAAATTGTCCCGATGCCACTCGATTCATAGTGACTTGGGCCACAGCAACTTTGCCTTCGAAAGGCTCCGATGCGGCTTCCCAATAGATGTTCCTGGTCAAACAATCCAACTGACGAGTACGATCTGCTGTACTGACGAAACCTTGACGGTAAGCTTCTGAGCCTTCCCTTAGGTTTTCGAATTTAATATTGACTGCCTGTACCAGTACAGTGGCAATTAACATTAAACCTAAAAATTTCAACAGCATTGTAGTGAATGCCGCTAAAAGGTCTTGGTTGATACGAGACATGAGTGTCATCATATTTTACCTCCTTCTATAGGTGTGTAGTTTTATATAACCCGTTGGGTTATTGGGTAAACGACTACTATAACCCAATAACTGAGTATATTATAGCGTTTTTTTCGTAGAAAAGCAAGTAATATGGACAGTTAATGCCCATTTATTTTTTGTATTTTGTACCAATCATCACCGAATGTTGAGATTGTACTAGTAGATTTCTTCCCTCAACCAGAGCGGCATGAATAGCATCGCCACCAGCATTGCTCTGACGGCATCCTTCGAATAGTGTGGTATAATTTAGGCCCTGATTATCAACTCCATAATTGTGCAGGTTATTGACCGTACTCAAAATACCATTGACTCCAGCTGGAGGTATGTCGTCCAACGATATTCCTGCCAGTGTTAAGTTATTCAATTCAGTTATTACTTGAGATTGCATGGTAGTGACGGCAGAATTTCCTGTGGTGGCCGTTGTGCTGAGTGCTGTTGTGATATTAAAAGTGTTTGCCGCCGACCAGAGGTTTGCAAATCCGCTGTCTATGTCATAGACAGTTGATACTACTAACGGAGTTGATCCAGTTGTTGATACTACGATGTTTGCAACATTTACACTACTGTTAAATATAACATTTGCAAAAGTAACATTTGCCTGAGATGAGAATCCACTAGTAAGATTACCAGTTAAGCTACCAGTTGAGCTTGTTATATTTGCAATAATTGAACTCGGAGCCAGGTTAGAAAATATAGTAGCAACATTGGCGGCTGTTGTATTTGCGTTTGCTGTAAATGTTAATCCTGCAACTGTCACAACATTTCCAGTTTGTAAATTTGAAAAAGTAACTGTTGAAGTTTTTGTACCAGCTGTGCATTGTGTGATGACATTTGCTAAGGTTTCGTTAAGAAGAGTACCTTCTGTACTAGATAATGCTGTGGTTAAACAATTACTAATAGTTGTTAGTGCTGTACTGTGGGTAACTCCTGCTATAGAACCCATAACATCTGTTATAGTTGGGTTACCTAGACTGCCTGTGCCTGTACCTATAGAAGCGGATAAATTAGCGTAGTCCGAATCTGATATAATATCAGTAAGACCATCTAAGTAAGTAAGAGTAGGAACTTCGATATTGTTTAATAGATCAGCAACTTCGGTAAAAGATTTAAATTCGCCACCTAAGTTTACGAACTCGTTGGCCAAGCCTGCAAAGTTATTGCCAGGAACAACTGCCAGCTCTGCACTATTAAAGATCTTGCTCAGGTCAAGCAATTGACTTAAATCTGTTATAGTAGAATTTGGTGTTAGGCCAGTCTGATCAATAATTTTGTTTAGTGTATCACCTTTGATATTTGATAAGAATGTCAATAATGTGCTGGCATCATCTGTTCTCCAAGTAGCGGACAACACGTTCCCACCTATTAGATACACTCCATTTTGTCCGTTTTCACTGAATCCATGATTTATTAAATTCTGTATAAATGTAGCAGGGTCGCCTAACTTGTTTAAGTTTTTAATATTATAAGCAGTACCGAAGCGACGAATGCCATTGCTTAATGTGGCCATTTGTGCATCTGTGCCAAATATATTACTAAGCCCATTGGCAACTGCACTACTATGATTGGTCACACTAATTCCCAAGTCATCAAATGTTTGATTATAAAAAGTTTCCAGCATGGTCTGTGTTGCTAGACTTGCTGTAACAAATGCTTTTGCCTGCAACAGTATAGCGGTAAACTTTGTAATATCGTACAGGCCGTTACCAATATTAGGCAATATTTTATTGTAGTGTGCCGACACATTGGAAATTGTTGTGTTAGCGTTAGCAATATACAGGGGCAAATTTAAATTAGTTACTGTCCATCCTCTAGCAGACAGGGTATTACCATTGGTAGTTCCGGGTTGTAGATTTGAATAATTGTTGACTAGACCATTGATGCTGATAGTGGTCATAGCCGAGGTCATCGTGGCATTGGGTTGCAGGCCAATATTGCCAAGTAATTTTGACGCTGAGATCATCAATGACGGAGTCATATCATAATCCTACCGTTATTGTTGTGGCTCCGGGACCGGTAATGGGACCTGGTCCCCACATTTCTCTACGATTTTTTCTAACTGATACTGTGGTAGTATCCCCAACAAAACTCAATGCTTTACCTTCAATGGTCACAGTACTAGATCCTGGACCTGTAACAGTTTCGCCGTGATCTGTTTTATCAGAATTAACCAGTGTAGGTGGGTTACCTTCAAAAGTCACAGTTAGAGCACCAGGACCTGCTACGCTTTCGCCCTTGGCAGTTGCATCACCGAGTAACGAAGGTACGGCCATGTTATACTATGATCTTTTGTTTTGGTGCAACATCAATACCTGTTGTGGTTTTGATATAGTGCGATTTCATTTGTTCTAAGGACTCGGCATGGAACATGACATGTTGCCTACTTAGAAATACCTTGGCATCTTGTTCGGCACTGAATAGACTCTGAATCAAGCCTATACCTTGTTGACTTGGCATGACTGTGCAGGGACTGGCAACACTGAAGCCTTCGCCTGTTTCTTCCACAACCTTGGCTACTAGCTCATCACCGTTGACCATTTTAAAACTTGCTATGTCGCCTGTGGCATATCGTTGATTTGTTACTAGCATGTTATACCCTTAGTTCTGCCCAAAACTCTTCGCCTTTGCCAGCGATGCCTTGGTAACCACCCGGAACAAGAGTTGTGCCATTGAATATCTGCGGAACACTACGCAGGCCCAAGTCTACCAGATGTTGTCTTGCATCCGAATCTTCTTCGATGCTGACTGTGGTATATTCTACACCACGACTCTCTAATAGACTTTTAGCCCGATCGCAAAACGGGCAATTACTTTTTGAATAAACTGTTATCATTATAAACTAAAACCTTTAAATGTGTCGTTGTCGACATCTTGTTTTGTACCACCCACTACATAACTGCTGATTTCAGTTTCTTGCGGTGCCACTTGTACTTCTGCGCCTGCAATCCATTTAGCAGTCCACGGTAGGGGATTAGATCCGGGCTTCATACCACAATCCAATCCTACTGCTGTCATACGCTTGCAAGTCAACCAATCAACATACTGTCCCAATAATTGCTCATTGAGTCCAATCATTGATCCGTCCTTAAACAAATATTTAGCCCACGCTTTTTCCTGTTCTGCGGCCTTTAAAAACATTGCTTCACATTCAGCTTTTGTTTCTTGTTTGAGTTCGGCAAACGCAGGATCATCGCCGGGCAACAATTTGATCAACATCTGAGTACTACCCAAGTGGACATTCTCGTCACGGCAGATTAATTTAATAATCTTGGCATTGCCTTCCATCTTCTTGAGCTCAGCAAAGGCCCAAGAGCAGGCAAACGAAACATAGAAGCGAATACCTTCTAGTGCGTTTACGCTATTGATAGCAAGCCATAGTTTCTTCTTGAGTTGGTATGTGTCAATCACTAGTTCTCGGCCGTTAATGACATGTGTGCCTGCGCCCAATAGGTTATAATAACCACCGTACTCAATCACATCATCATAGTACTTGCTAATGTCTTTGGCACAATTAACGATGGGCTCAATGTCCATGAGTTCGTCAAAAATTCTACCGGGGTCTGAGTATACATTGCGAATAATGTGAGTATAACTGCGGCTATGGATGGTTTCATTAAATGCCCAAGTTTGTATCCAGGTCTCTAACTCCGGAATCGAAACAAAGGGTAAGAACGCCAGATTAGGACTGCGTCCTTGTACGCTATCTAATAGAATTTGTCTTTTTAAGTTGCTGGTGAAAATATGCTGTTCAAATTCTGTTAACTCTTTGAAGTCTTTGCTGTCACGCATGACATCAACTTCTTCAGGCCTCCAAAAAAATCCCAACTGCTTGTCGGTCAGTTTGTCAAATTGTCTATACTTTAGTGTTTCGTATCGTTGTAGTGTCACTGAACCACTTGGATCTAAAAAAGCCAGTGCCTCGGTATGTTTTTTATTATTGTTAATATTGAATACGCTCATACAACTATGTTATCCTTATGTTTTTTCAAATACAATCCTAACAGTACCATCAAGTTCATTCATGTACTCCATAGAGTCAAGATCAAATACTAGATACTTGCAAGGTAAGTCACTTAACTGATCTCTAACATAGTCGTCAACTTCATAATATGAAGGATCAGGAGTACCAAACAAACCATCTAGTACATCAGCATCTTCTCTCTGTAACATGGGTGCCAAATCCAGGGCAATATAACCACGACCGCCAGGGCTAACAATGGATACAAAATTTTCAACTATTTCTTTGACCTGTGACAACGGACTATAATGCAAAGAACAGATACTTATAGCCGACTCGAATTGTCCTTCGTTGTACATAACAAAATTTTGATCAAAGAAATCATGACTATCGCCATGATAATTTGAATCTCCTTCCACATCGGGAGATATACCTACAATTTGTGGAATATACTTTTTAAACATATTCCACCCACAGCCAATGTCAAAAATACTGTCAGGGTTTTTTTCTAATATGTACTGCATGTAGTAAAAGCTAGTTACCGTACAAATGCGTAGACCAAGGGCTTGTCGTAATGTAGGATATATGTTAAAGGGCATGGTGTGTTTGTCCCATACCAGTGTATCAAAATCTTTTTCAAGTTTTTGGAACATTTCAGTTTTACTAAACTGTTCTTCAAATTCTTCTTGGTTATATTCTTTTAAATTATGCATGAGTCACAATCCTCTTGATTTTCAATTGTTTCTGCCATAGGGAGATTTTGTTTTTCACCTATTTTATCAACATCAATTTCGCCCTGGCCGTCGTTGGTGTTAAAATAGTATAATTGCTTAGTTCCATATTTATAGCACATGATCAAGTGCTTGAGCATTTCACTCATAGGAATCTTTTCATCCTCGTAGTATTTTGGGTTGTACGAAGTGTTGGTACTAATACCTTGATCAATATATTTTTGTAATACTGCACAAATTTTTAGATATCCTTCTGGACTCTTTTGATCCCATAATAGTTCATATTTGTTTTTCAACTTGCGATACTCGGGTACAACCTGTCGTAATACACCATGTTTACTTTGCTTTATGCTTACATAACTTCTAGGTGGTTCTATTCCATTAGTAGCATTACTTATCTGTGCGCTAGTCTCTGCAGGCATTAATGCCATCAAAGTGGCATTACGAATACCTGTGCTCAAAATTTGTTCACGCAAGGCACTCCACGGCATGCGCTCTTGATGTGGCACTAATTCATCCACTTCTTGCTTTCGTGTATCAATTGGCAATAGGCCGTCTGCATACTTTAAATTTTTCCAGGCAAGGCATGGTCCCTGCTCAACGGCAAGATCAGCACTGGCTTTGATCAAATAATAACTCCAGGCTTCTGCATATTCATCTACTAATGCTAATGCTTTTGGATCACTGTAACTAATATCATGTTTGGCCAAAAAGTAAGCAAAGTTAATAATACCGTTACCCAGTGGGCGGTATTCTTGTGTTGATAGTTCAGCGGCTCGAACAGGATAATTCTGATAACTGAGTAACGCATCTAATCCACGAACACTCAATGTACACATACGCTCAAAATCCCGGGGGGATCGAACATTACCCCAATTTTGTGCGCTGAGTGTACACAATGCAATACGACCATTTTCATCCTGAATATCATTGAGTGGTACTGTTGGCAAGTCAATTTCACTGCATAAATTGCTCATCTTAATTGGAGCAATCTTTTCCTTAAATGGGCTGTGTGTGTTGGCATGATCTACATTTTGCAAATAGATGCGGCCTGTATCTTTACGCTCAGTCATAAACCGGCTAAACAAGTCCGCGGCTCTGAATGTTTTCTTACGCAATTTAGTATTACGCTCGGCCTTTTCATATAACTCTTTAAAACGATCTTGATCGTTAAAAAATGCATTATACATTTCCGGAACATCATGCGGACTAAAACAAGTAATGTCTCCACCTGTTATCAATCGTTCATACATGAGTTTATTAAACTGAACACCATAATCCATTTGACGCACACGATTTTCTTCTGTGCCTTTATTGTTCTTTAGTACCAACAAGTCTTCAATTTCTAAATGCCATAGTGGATAATAAGCAGTGGCGGCACCATTGCGTACACCACCCTGACTGCAACTGCGAGTTGCGGCTTGAAATAGTTTTAAGAAGGGAGTAACACCAGTATGGTATGCATCACCGTTACGAATAGGGCTGCCAAGGGCTCTAATACTGCCTGCACCAATTCCGATTCCGGCTTTTTGGCTAACATACTTGACAATACTTGCGGCAGTAGCGTTAATGGAATCCAGACTATCATCAGACTCAATAAGAACACAACTACTGAATTGTTTTTGCGGTGTTCGTACACCAGCCATAACAGGGGTAGGTAAAGAGATATCAAAAGTACTGATTGCATCATAGTAATCCTTTACCCATTGTAGTCTAGTAGTTTGGGGATAGGCCATAAACAAGGTTGCGGCTATCATCATGTAGGCCACTTGCGGAGTTTCGTAAATCTCATTGGTGACGCGATTTTGTACCAGGTACTTGCCGCGCCACTGCTCCATTGCCACATAAGTAAATGTTTCATCACGCTCATGCTTGATGTAAGTATCAAGTTGAACAAGTTCATCTTCTGTGTAGTTGGCCAATAACTCCGGTGTATAATAGCCAATATCTGTGTTTCTTTTGACCAACTGTAGCAAGGGCCACGGTTTGTAACCACCATAGACTTGTTTGTGTATATGATATGTAAGTAACCGTCCGGCTACATATTGATAATTGGGTGTATCTTCAGATATTAAATCTGCCGCACTTTTAATCAGTGTTTCTTGAATGTCAGTACTTTTAATGCCATTATAAAATTGTATATGGCTTTTGATTTCAACTTCACTGGCGCTAACTCCTGTTATACCTTCTGTGGCCCAGAAAACAACCCGGTGTAGTTTTTCTAGATCCAGTGGTTCCCGACGACCATCTCGCTTAGTGACTTGTATTTGACTCATTGATTCCTCTCAGTAACTGTCTAATTTTAATTCTGTTGACCCATAACATTTATGGATTATTAATTTGTTAACTTGTGCTTTATTTACTACCGCTTGGTCACTCATATTAAGTATATATTTTCCTTGCTCAATCCAAACTAAATTATATTGTACTCTGGATTCAGTATCATTATATACTCGTATTTCTACTTCGGGGTTGTGTATTGTAAGTTTTATAGTATACAGCATTCCAAGACTTTTTGCAAGGTCACACCAATAATTTTCTTCCACTAGTGTCCAAGGATCAGGCCAATTGTGTGGTTTATCTGGATCCAAGTAGTAGGCATTATATGGACAAGAACGCCAAAATTCCGCGACCAAGTTGGTTGCTTGTTCGAGAGGCATACTATCAAGAGTTTTTCGAAGGTCACGCCACCGAGACAGTCTCTCAGCAGGATTGAGTTTCCACATCAGGCTATTTTTTTAAGTAAATGAACTAATTCTGTATTGTAAATTACCAGCTGTTGTTGCTGTATAATTTAACCTTGCAGTGGTTGCGTTGGCATTCATTGTAAACACAACATCTGTGTCTACCGTTTCTGTATATTCGTCAGTAAAACTGACCGTGCTGGCTGATCGACTTAGAGTAATAGAACCAGTCCTAACCGAAGAACCTTGTCCCAT